TTAACGTAAATGTACTTCCTTAATTATGACAGATGGAGTTTTACCGCGTCCTCGGAAATAATCACTCGGAACATCGACCACGATGGTTTCGAATAACTCATTGATAAAACTTTTCTTTTCATAGTCATTAGCAGTCTCCCATAACGCTGGGATATTTTGCACTATGCTAAGAACGGATTCTAAATCTAACGTAACTGCTTTTTTGCTTAGTTGTTCAAGTTGTTCTTTTATCAGTGTTTCACTTTTTGAGTCCTCAGTCGTCATTTCTTTATACTCTTCTTGTGTAATCGTGCCGTTTCCTAACGCTAATAACCAGTTTCTTTTTCTCGTTTTGATTGCTGCTAATTCCTTTTCAAGTTCGGCAATTAACACTGTATGATCTTCGTTTTCCGTTTGGATTTCTATATTTCGTATTAGATTTAAAAACTTGTTCGGATCGCTTGGAGATAGACTTTCTAGAAATACTTGTGTTAATGCACGCTCTGTAAACATCGGAAGGTCGCATGTACCTTTATTCTTTTTGGCAATACAGATATAATGTTTTGACCCTCTCTCTTTTTTATAATAGCCAGACAGCGCTGAACCACAACGAGCACATCTCAATACCCCACTGAAAGGATAAGGTGACGTTGCTTTTTTTCCTTCCTGAGTTCTTTGCTTACGGAGTATTTGAGCTTTTTCAAAGGTCTCAATATCAACGATTGGTGGATGAGTAATGTCATCGGAAATAATTTCATTCATTTTTGAATTTTTCCCCCAGCGAAGTTTTCCGCAATAAACCGGATTTTCGAGCATTCGTGATACTGTACGAATATCCTTGTCTACACCGAATTGCTGCAAGTATAGAACAATCTGACGAATGCCTTTTCCAGCAATGTACATACGAAACATTTCACGTACTAAACGAGCTTCTTCTTCGTTTATAACCAACTTCCCATCCTCAATGTTGTATCCAAAAGGAGCCTTACCACCATTACGCTCTCCTAATGTTGCCTTTTTTGTCATGTTGATGATTACGCGTTCAGAAATCGTTTCTCGTTCCCATTGAGCAATTGCAGCAACGAGCGTAATCAAGAAGCGACCCATCGCTGTTGTTGTATCAAAAGGCTCTGTCACGGAGCGAATTCCGATGTTGTGTTTATCGAAAAGTTTTAATAATTTGTCTAAGTCACCGACAGACCGCACAAGCCGATCTAGCTTATAAAATACAACGACATCGAATTTTTTTTCTTTCGTATCTTCGATGAGGCGTTGCATCGCTGGTCGTTTTAAATCTTTTGCACTGTATCCGTCATCGATGTAAAAATCGTAAATTTCCCATCTTTGCGACTTAACAAAATTAATGACGGAGTCTTTTTGAGATTCGATGCTGTATCCTTCTTTTGCTTGCTCGTCTGTACTGACTCGAGCATAAATAGCGACTTTCATTTGGTTTCTCCTTTCTATAAAAATGATATAAAAATAGTTAATTAATACCTATGGCGTTGCTCTTTTAAATTTTTAACTCCCTCTTCAAATGAACCACCTCTTTAGGTATTCCATACGTTGTCGCAACTTCATAAATGGTCATATCGGTATTTCGATATGTATAAATACAATCATCCGGGAGAAGCAGTTCCACTGCAAACTCATTCGCTTCTCTTTCCACTTTATCCATGCAGAAAAGTGTGTTTTTTCGCAAAAATGACGTGCTAAGTTCAGGATGCAACACCGCATGCCCCAGCTCATGCGCGCAAACGAAGCGTTGTGTAGTTTCCTCTAACTCTGAATTAATGTGGATGATTTTTATTCTTTTAAAACTATGATGATAGCCGTATATCCCACCCAATGGTTCAAACAACAGCACAATACCTTTCTGTGATGCAATCTCAAAGGGGTTGTTCGTGCCGTGCTTTTTGACTAATTTCTCTACTATCTTTTTTATTTGATTAGCCATCCAGCGCTCCCCCTGAAAAACTTAATCTTTTCTATGTTTCTTTGGAGTGAATTTCTCTTTAGCAATTCGTTTCGCAAGTCGAAGGGAATTTTCAAGCGAAGCAATTAACAGTTCCCGATCTTCTTCGTCGAGTTCATCGATGTCCATTCCGCCAAACGCAGCGAAGCCGTTTCCTGTTTTGAGTCCTTTAATGATGTTCTCCAATTCCTTCTGGATGTCGCGTTCGTCTTTCTCGGTGAGTTCGGGGAGATTGTCTTTTGGAACTGAATCACTTTTTAAACCAAGAATTTCATCAAGGGATATACCAAAAAAATCAGCAATATACCTTATAGAATCCATTCTTGGCTCTTCTTTATCATTCTCCCATTTAGAAATCATCCCTTTATTAAAATTTGTTCCATATCGGAGATTCAAAGCTCTGGCTAATCCTTCTTGAGTTAATTTTTTAGAAGTTCTCAGCCACTTTAATTTTTTACCAAATGAGTAACTCATTTTTATTATCACCTCTTTTTTAAAGGTTTAGATACATCTAAACTAAATATACCATATCGGTTTCGAAACAGCTATATTTTTTTAAAAAAAATATACAAAAGTTATTGACTTCGAAACATAAGGGTGATATATTAAACTCAAGTTAAGTTTCGATAACGAAACAAGAGAGGGGGTGATGTGAAGTGAAAGATGTTAAACGGCGGCATGCCCCTTATACCAAGTTGAAAGCCTATCTAAATGAAATAGGTATGAAGCAATCCCAACTTGCCGAACTTCTTAATAAATCAAAGTCGGCGATTAATCAAAATTTGAATGGAACTGGGGGTGATTTTACATTAAGTGAAGTAAGAATTATTTGCACGACGTTAGGAATTAGTGCAGATGAATTTTTTATTGAACCTCATGTTTCGAATACGAAACAAAATAAAAATAACAAAACCGCATAAAGGAGGAACGCAAAGTTGACGGAAGTTCAAGTTTTTAATCATTCCATGTTCGGTGAATTGCCAGTTGTTGTTGTAGGAGGAGTCGAGTGGTTTGGAGGAGTGGAGGCGGCAAAGGCGCTAGGTTTTTCAAAACCACATGATGCGCTTTCCAATCACGTCGATGAAGATGACTCCGCCGTCCACGGAGTCATCGACAGATTGGGTAGAAACCAATCTAAAAAATTTATCAATGAATCTGGGCTTTATAGTTTGGTTATTGGAGCAGCGAAGCAAGGAAATAATCCAGAGATCAAGGAAAAGGCAAAGCAGTTCAAGAGATGGGTAACCGCAGAGGTGTTGCCAACCATCCGCAAAACGGGCGGATATGTCGCGAACGAGGACATGTTCATCAATACGTATCTTCCATTCGCGGATGACCAAACAAAAATGATGTTCCGCGGTGTACTGGAAACGGTGCGGCGACAAAACGAACAGATTGCGGCGATGAAGCCGAAGGTGGAGTATTTCGACGCGCTGGTTGATCGGAACTTGCTGACAAATTTCCGTGATACAGCGAAAGAGTTACAGATTAAAGAACGTTTCTTCATCGACTGGCTACTGAAAAACAAATTCATTTATCGCGACCAGAAAAAGAAACTCAAACCGTACGCGGCATATGTGCCAGAGCTGTTTGAGCTGAAAGAATGGGAACGAAACGGACGAGCTGACGTGCAAACGCTGATTACACCAAAAGGGCGAGAGACATTTCGATTGTTGCTACAGAAAGAACAAACAGCGTGAAAGGGGGTGAGAGGGATGACAAGAGAGCAAATCGCGTCTTTAGTTAAGCAACTTCAAGGACTTAAAAAATACGAGTGGGAAAGAATTGCGCAACAAGTCAACCTATATTTTGCATTAAAAGCCGCCAAGCTGGAGCTTGACGACTCTGAGGAATTGAAAAGAAACCTTGAAGTTGAGTTCAACTTACGCCGTTATTCAGATAAGACTAAATAACTTTATTCGCTAACGACTTGAATGAAAATAGGGCTGATTCGATAGTCTTTCCCTTTATAGTGAATGCTCACATAGTCCAATTGATACATGGTGTGTTCATCTTTTTTATTAGGGCTCCAAATCTCAGCGTTTTCTTCCCACCAAACGGAGGGGCTGACCATGCGCGGACCCATCAAGCATGTATCATCGGACGATAGATCAACCCATTCGCCAAGAAGATTAGCATATATCTTCTTCAAGGTTACTCACCTCCCTTCCATAAATATTTCAACACGAAGGGAGAAAAACCTTCAATGAAATAACGGACAATCGATAACACATACACATAGTAACAGGGGAGGTGATCAGGTGATAAAAATTCCTGCTGAAAAATTGGCAAATGCAGTCATTAAACATTTACTTCCTGGTCTAATTCGTCATCTTTCAGAACAAAAGAAGGAGGTGACCGCAAATGATCAGCGACCATATCAAACGCACAACGCGTGAAATTGACGCGTTTCTTGAAAACTACACGCTCGGCACGCTCATTGTTGATGGCGACACTGTTTCTCTTGAGACAAAGAACGGCGAAATCAAGCTCGATGAAACATACATCATCGAAGTGTTCGATGGTGAGAAGTACCATCCGATCACATATGACAAGGCGCGGAATACGATGTCGAGCGACGGGTGGCCGTTGTACGCCGGGTTGGAAGCAAGAGCGAAGAAAAAGGAGGTGAAACAAGATGTCATTACCAAGTGCGTATGATTTCAAAACGCTTGACGAAGCAGTTGTGTTCTATACTCGTACGGTTGCAGCAGTTGTAAAAACGCGCGATAGAAGTTGGTACGACGAACTCATGCGGTTTAAGCGCGAGCTGCATGAGCGGATTGATCGTGAATATGATCCAACTGCCCTCTAGGGCTTCTTTTGGAAGAAAAATGGACAAGCGGGAGGTGGTGGAAATTGTCGAAGGGAAAGGCTACGTTTGGGAAGCAGAGTGCGAAGAGTGCGGTTGGGAAGATACGAAATACGAATTCTGAGACTCAATTGAGGCATTCCTTTTGGTGAAAAAGTGGACAAGCAATAACACTCACCGAAATTGGTGAACGTTAAGGAGAGGAGAGAAAAGAATGAACGTTCTTGAGCAAGACAAAAAGTTAGCAGAGAAGCTATGGGAATGCGGCTGCATATACTTGGATCGTTCAAGAGTCGCGTGGGTAAGCGCTCGTTTTGATGATGCGGAGCGCTGGATGACGGAGTTTCAACGCTGCAAACGCGACTTGGACGAGCTTATCAAACGGAAAGAACGACATGACGAATTGGTAAAAATCGTTGAAATGATGAAAGCGCGCGGTGTGGATATTGCGCTTGTGATGAGAAAGGGGAATGAACAATGAGTGTTTGTTTCACTGCAAGCCGACTAATGAAAGTTTCAGAGGTTCGCAGGTTGTGTGCGGAAATGCGCGAGAATCCAACCATGTTGCTAGCGACAGAACTATACGCAAAGGAAGTGCTGTACAAGCAGTTTCTCGTGAAAAAGAAAAAGCTAGCTTGAAAGCTAGCAAAACCCGAACCATATATGATTGTACCACATTTCATTCGGCAGGTCTAGTGCCTGTCGTCAGGTGCAGGAGCGCGTTCTCTCCCATCCTCGCGCGAGACCCTCCCCCCCATCTCGCTTATGCGCGTTCTTGCACTTGACGATGTGCGTTAGCGCATCTACTACATACTACGCGAAAGGAGGTGAAAAGGCATGCGAGACTTAGAACATCCAGTCATCACTCGTACGTTGCAGACAGGATATCCATACCCGATTGAGTCAGAGCATTGGGGTATAGATGCGTGCGGCGATGAAATTTTGTATGGCGATACAATCTACGAGTTTCCAGATGGGGAGATCGTGCTCGAGGAAAACATTCGCGAGTATCTCATCCACGTGTTAGGCGCAACACGCAAAATCGCCGAATGAAAAACGCCTCACTGGAGGGAGTGAGGCGTTTCAGAAAAGGTGATTCACAGCTTAGAACAAGTTACTTACATAGTACAAGAATCACCTTCAAAAATCAATTGGAGGGATGAAAATGGCAGTTGTTTTTGCAAATACAAACGAAATGAGCCGTGAGGAGTGGCTTTCAGCACGACGAAACGGAATCGGAGGGAGTGACGCCGCAGCGATTGCAGGATTGAACAAGTGGAAGTCGCCAGTTGCAGTATATCTTGAAAAGATTGGACAAGCACCAGTAGAGATCGTGAACAGCGAAGCAGCATATTGGGGCACAATGCTCGAAGACGTGGTCGCTCAAGAATTCAGTAAGCGCACGGGATTGAAAGTACGACGGAAAAACGCCATCCTGCAACACCCCGAACATTCATTTATGCTAGCGAACGTTGATCGGCTCATTGTTGGTGAAAAAACAGGACTTGAGTGTAAAACAGCGAGTGAACATCTAAAAAGCGAATGGAAAGACGATGAGGTTCCAGCGCATTATCTCATTCAATGCCAGCACTATATGGCCGTCACGGGATATGATGCTTGGTGGATTGCAGTTCTTATCGGCGGAAATAAGTTTATCTACAAGAAAATTGGACGTGACGAGGAGATCATTCAGTATCTCATTGAGATTGAATCGAACTTCTGGAACAATCATGTACTCAAGAAAAATCCACCAATGTTCGACGGTTCAGATGCTTCAAGCGATTTGTTGAAAGCTCTTTACCCAACAGCAAAATTTGATGAGGAAATCGAACTTCCATCTCATGCTGCCGACTTGATTGCGAAATATGAACAAGCCAAACAAGAGGAAGAGGAGGCTGCGACACGCAGAAAAGAGGTGGAAAATCAGCTCAAAGCCATGCTAGGAGACTATGAAAGAGCGTTTGCTGGAGAGCGAATCATCACATGGAAAAACGTTGTGAGTCATCGCGTGGATACCAAACTACTTAAAGCCAAGTATCCGCATATTTATCAAGAGGTTGCTAAAGAATCAGTGGCGCGACGATTCTCCATCAGGTAGGTGAATGGATATGGCCAAATGTAAAGGTTGTGGCAAGGAAATTGAGTGGATTAAAACACCTGCTGGCAAAGCCATGCCGGTTGATATTGAAGTCATAACGGTAGTGACAGCAAAGGGTGAAGTTGTCAAAGGGCATATCCCTCACTGGGCAACTTGCCCTGTAGCACAGCAATTTAAAAAGAGATAGGAGGAGAAACCACGTGGATAAATTGATGGTTCAATTAAACGAAATTATCGGTGAGATTGAAGACAAAATCGGTGATATCAAAGGGCAAATAGAGTCTGTGATTGGTGACATTGACAGCGCTCTAAAAAGCGATGATGCAGAAGAACTGATCGATGCACTTGAACAAGTTAAGTCTCAACTCAAAGATATTATTCACGAAATTTAAGGGAGGTTATAGAAATGGCAACAAACCAAACGCTAAAAAATCAACTTGCAAACAAAGCAAAAAACACGGAGGCAGCGCCTCCTTCACCAGCTCAAACGATTGCGGCATATCTCAAAAAGATGGGACCGGAAATCGAAAAAGCTTTGCCGAAACACATGGATGCTGACCGTATGGCGCGAATCGCATTGACGACAATTCGAACGAATCCGAAATTATTAGAATGCTCAGTTCCATCGCTTCTTGGGGCGGTGATGCAAGCAGCTCAGCTTGGGTTGGAGCCGGGGCTCATCGGGCATTGCTACTTAGTGCCGTTCAAAAATAACAAAACAGGTCAATCGGAAGTGCAATTTATTATCGGCTACAAAGGCATGATTGACCTAGCGCGACGCAGTGGAAACATCGAAAGCATTTACGCTCACGCAGTTTACGCAAATGACACGTTTGAATATGAGTACGGATTACATCCGAAGCTCGTTCATAAGCCAGCGATGACAGAGCGTGGAGAATTCATTGGCGCCTACGCGGTCGCTCATTTCAAGGACGGCGGTTATCAATTCGAATTCATGCCGAAAGAGGAAATTGAAAAGCGCCGCAAACGCAGTAAGGCAGCGAACGCTGGCCCGTGGGTGACGGACTACGAGGAAATGGCAAAGAAAACGGTCATTCGTCATATGTGGAAGTACTTGCCGATTTCGATTGAAATACAGCAACAAGCCGCGCAAGACGAAGTGGTTCGAAAAGATGTAACAGCAGAGCCAGAACCAGTCGAGTACATCGAAGCCGAAGCGTTTGAGGTGCCGATGGAGTCCGACAGTGAAGCGCCTCAACAAGAGGAGATTGTCTTTAATGCTGAATGAGCAACCAACGTATAAAATCCTCCTCCCACGCTGGATCTGGGAGGAGGCGACAGATAAAGAACACTTTAAACAGCTTGTACTGAAGTATATGCAAAGGTACCCAGAATATACCGTGAAAAGTGTCAAAGACGGGTTTGCGATTTGCGTTAGGAAAGGGTGACAGCATGGGCGTAATCAGAGTTCAAAAAAACAACAACTATGTAGTGATGAGTAAGGTTGGGTTGCACGACGATCGTTTGAGTTGGAAAGCAAAGGGATTGCTTGCCTACATGCTCTCCATGCCTGATGATTGGACGTTCTACAACGATGAACTGATGAAACATTCTCCAGACGGAAGCTCAACATTTAAGGCAGCGATGAATGAGTTGAAAGAATACGGTTATGTTGTTCGGCGGAAAGCGAAGGACGAGAAAGGGAAGTTCATAGGATGGGAAACAGTTGTGTATGAACAACCTATTGAAGATGAACACCGAATGGTTGAAAACCGACCGTCGGAAAACCGACCGTCGGAAAACCGACCGTCGAAAAATGACCCCCTACTAAATAATAAAGAACTAAATAATAACTTACTAAGTAATAAAGAAAATAATGTAGTAGTAGTAGTAAACGCTCATCGCTTCTATCAAGAGAATTTCGGTATAGAAAGTCCATTCATCGGCGAATGTATCGATAAATGGATTGATGACATCGGAGAGGAACTTGTGATTGAAGCGATGAAAAGAGCGTTGAAACAAAACAAGTCGTGGGGCTACGCAGAAGGCATACTTAAAGATTGGGCTAGACGCAATTTACGTACACTTGCGGATGTTGAAGCGTATCAAAAAGAGTTTCAAAGAAAACGAGAAGAGGTGAACAGTCGTGAGGTTCACAAGCATCGCCGAGGTGTTAGCCGATCTACAAAAGAAGGCGGAAAAACATATGAGCAACTTCTACGAGAATCCGAGGAGGCAAGAAGAGCATGGGGATGGCAGGGATGACTACGAGTGTCCACAATGCAAAGATACGGAGTTAATTATCAAGCGTGACGAACAAGGGAATGAGATAGCTATTTTTTGCGAGTGTCGGGAACGTAAAGCTTGGAAACGCAGATTCAAGCAGGCGCTCATTCCAGAGGAATTTGTGCATGCGAATTTCGAGAACTTTAAACGAGTGACGCAATATCAGCAATCGATGTATGACATGACACTTGAATACATGAGCGAGTTTAAAAAGGACAGCGAAAAAAAAGTGATCGCGAAACACAATTTAGGTTTTATTGCGGTCTTCGGCGAACAACGATTGCGAGAGCTTCCGCATCATGAACGTGCACCGATGAAGCAGAAGCATAACAATTTCGGTGTTGGTAAAACACATTTGCAAATCGCGCTGGCCAAACGACTCATTAAAGACGGGTTTAATGTGTTGGTAGTTTCCGATGTCGCATTCATGGACGAACTCATCCAAGCGCGGATGATGAATGACGAGGGCGAAACGCTCAATCGGCTTCTGCATAGTGCGACTCATGCGGATGTGCTCGTCTGGGACGACATCGGTAAGGCGAAATGGTCGGAGGCGAAAGAGGCATTATACTACCAGATTATCAACGAGCGCTACAGAAAGCAAAAGCCGATTGTCTTTAATAGCAACGAAGATCGCGGAACGCTAAGCGAAAAAATCGGGTACGCTGCAGCAAGTAGATTAATAGGACAATGTGGTTCACATCTCCTCGAAGTCGAGGGCGAGGATTTTCGATTACAAAAAAGTGGGTGATGAACAATGTGCCAAAAGTGCTTTGGAAAAGGATATTCAGTTAAAGAAGTGATACCAGGAGCGTTCTCATTTACTCCTTGTGATTGTGAGTACGCAAAAATTGTTAGACAGCGAGCTGAAGAGAAAATGATCGAGTTTAGGAAAAGACTTCGTGAAGCGAAAGAACAATTGAAACGCGAGGTGTGTTGATGATGGGTACCCTCTATGAGAAAGTTACCTTCACACAAGAATTGAAAAAACAAATCATGATTCGTCAGCTGATCGATGCGGGAGTGAGGGAACATGACGGCAAGCACGTGTCAGAACTCGACTACTATACACTATGCTGGTTACTTGCGACGAAGAAGTTATGATATACGCTCATTTTTAACCCATACGGCGTTTTTCTTACGAGAGGAATAGGTAAGTACCAGAGGGAGAGAAAAACGACGTATAGGGCAAAATCAAGCGTCTAGCGAGGTGGTTGGATGAACACCGACTATTGGAAAGGTTTCTCGGCAGGACAGGCACATGAACGTGAGCGAGCAGTACAGTTGGTGAAACTCTACATAGAATCGCTACGTGACGTGAGAGGAGTTGGTGACGTGTTGTACAACCGTATCATACAGCACGTCAATACGGCGGATATAAAAGAGTTTGCCAAAAAGGCAGATGAGATCGTAAGAAAACGAGGAGGAAGATAAGGAATGAGAAAAACATTAAAACGGCTCAAAGAGTTAGTTTCAGAAGCAAATAAACGAGGATTGCATACTTTTGCTGAAGGTTTAGCAACAGCGATAGAAGTGGTTGAAGATGAAGAAATTGAAAAACTCGAAGCGATGTTTAACATGCAACAAGATTTAGATGAACGCATCATTGCTGAGCGCAACATCAAAAAAACACTCGATGAATGGGTTGCCGCTATTACAATCGCGATGGAAAGCGAAATCGATGAAATTCGTCGTGAAGTGAACTGGAAATGGTGGAAACAAGAGAAGGAAATTGACTTAGATCGGTTGCAAGAAGAAATCATCGACCTGTGGCATTTTCTACTATCCTTGTCACGAATGGTCGGCTTAACACCAGAAACGATTTTTGAGAAATACATGGATAAAAACAAAATCAATCATCAGCGACAAGAACAAGGATACTGAGGTGGGGTATGGCAACAAAATACGGTTCAAAAAAGACAGAAATAGATGGACACACATTCGATTCACAGGTAGAAGCGCGATACTACGATCAGCTAAAGTGGCTACTTGCGAATAAGGAGATTAGGTCGTTCAGGCTCCAGCCGCGATACACGCTGTTGGAGTCATTCAAGAAAAATGGCAAGACGTTTCGCAAAACAGAGTACATCGCGGACTTTGAAATCACACATTTGGACGGCTCAATCGAGGTCGTCGACGTGAAGGGTTACGAAACGCCCGTTTTCGCGCTCAAGCGTAAACTGTTTGAAAAACTATATCCCGATCACAAGTTGAGTATCGTGACGTACAACAAAACACACGGCTGGATTGAATTGGACAAGCTTAAAAAGTTACGGAAGAAGGTGAAGAAGGAGTGAGCAGATTCACAAGCATATCACCGTACCGACAATGGGATGTACGGTTCGGGACACGCCCACACGGAATAGATACAACGGTACGGACGTATCAACTGACCCCAGAACAGTTAGAACGACTGCGGAACGGAGAAAATCTCGATGATATTTTGAAAGGAGCGAGCGAAGTGGTAAAACAAAAACTCGATTTGACGGTTGAAGAGTACGTGGGAATGAAGTTGAAAGGCATGAACGATGCGGAAATTGCGAAGGCGAAAGGGTTGACGAAACAACAGCTCTACAATTGGAGAAGTTTCAGACGCACGAAAATTGAACAAGCTGAACAGGCTATGAGAGAAGTACAACCAGAAATCGCGGCAGCTGTTGAAACCGAGCAGGGAACGCAAGAAACGGCGAAGGAAGTAGTAGAACAGGAGTCGGCTGATGTTGAAGTAGCGCAGCCGGACACGGCGAACGACAATGGAATCGAATGGCTCAAGCGTGAGGTGATTCACGCACACAAGTTGTTGACGGAGAAGGAACAGGAATGCGAGCTTCTCAAACAGGAAGTCGAGCACTACAGGGAGCTTTTTGAAGCTGCAATGGCAAACAAGGAACAGCTCCGCAAAGAAAATTTGATTCTCGAAAACGAGGTGCAAAGATTGAAAGAACTTGTGCAAGAGTTGACGAATCGAAATGAGCGCTACCATGATACAACACTTGAAAATGAACGCGAACTGCGAGCCTTACGTATGTATGCGCTACACAAGTTACAAAAGGATGTGTATGGTGCGTGAAGCGCAGAAAAAGAAAACGGAAAGGCTATCTGTTGTTTCGCATCGAGGACGGACAAAAAGTATGGCTATATGAAGAATTGCAGAAATGTGAGTTGAACAGCCGAATTCGAAAAGGTTGGAAGGTGATTCGATGAAGAAGCCGAGCGCTGGCGCAACGATCCGCAAAACTGGGGTGCATGCAGTAAATGGCCGTATGAGGATAAATTGCCGTTTTGATACGCATTCGACACACAATGAAAAGGAGGATAACGAAATATGAATAAACAAGAAAAAGCTCAAGTAATTGAAGAATTTTTACAAAGGTTAAGTAGTATGGCGGGTACAGGAAACGGGATTGGAAAAGGAACAGTAAAGAAAATACGTGAATTCGCTGAAAAGGAAGGATATGTTTTTAAGGAACGTTTCAACGATATGGTGGGTTTCAATTTCTTTGAAGATTAAAAGGGTCAACATTGTGCAGTAAATGTGCAGTAAAAAAGCCGGACTCTTCCGGCGATGGCTAACTTTATTATACAGGAGGGGTTCGGTTGGGTAAAAGATATAGACAAATGTCGTTTTTGCGTGATGTTGACGGCGAGAAAACAAAAGAAGCAGTCGAAGCAGCACTTGAAAAATATCGCATGTATATGTTGACGGTTCCGGACGAATTCTTGCCACGCGTGACACAGACCTATTCACTTGTGCCACCGACACAGACAAATGCTTTCTATTCATCGACAGAGAGCGCAGCGATCAGAAAAGTGGATTTTGAACGCGAGCGTGATGAATATATGACAAGAATTGTACGTGCGGTCAATCGTTTAACGAAACTACAGAGAGAATTGGTCATCAGACGATATATGAGCGTAGAGGAACCACGCGACTACGATGTGTACAATGAAATGTGCATCAGCGAGTCGAAATACTACCGAGAACGCGAGAGGGCATTTTACAAACTTGCTTTTGCGCTTAGAATCGAAGTTTATAAAGAAGAGGCACCTGTTTAGGTGTCTTTTTGTTGATACTTGTCGAATTGTTTCGCTGTTTTTTTAGAAGAATAATAGGTATAATCAACACTTGGAAATATCGTTTTGTCGAATAAACACAGGGAGAGGACATTATTATTACTATTATGGTATCCTTTGTATCAACTTGTCGATATTTGTCGAAAAAAACTTACAGGACATCAATTCGAATTGTCGAAGATAAATTAACAACAACGTTAATACAACAGAATATATTTTAGTGAAAAGGTTGGTAAATAATGAGATTCTTCTTGGGTTTATTTCGTGCAGTGTTGATTTTTCTCAATTTAATTTTATTAAACTTTACTCCAAGCACTGACAATGAGATAAAAATGTTTTTTGCATCTAGGTTGGTTTTTTTTCTTATGTTAATCATCGATTACGCCAATGTTGCATACTACAATAGAAGTATAGAGAGAGTTTTAGGTATCATTGGTATATTGATGTCACTTTTCTTTGCTTCGATTGATGGTCTTGCATTTTTTAATCTTTTCACATTGTCTGGAACAAAGCCTGATTATAGCCTTGTTGGTAACCCAAATAATATTCTAATGAGTCAAGTAGAACCATTTAGTTTAGAAGGGTATGTATTTGCTAGTTGGTTGTGTGTTGCGTTTTTGTTAGGAATTGAGGTTTTCAATCATGGTATAAGAAGTACACCATTTGGCAATAACGGTTACCGAACAAATCCAGCGATTGGGAGGTGAAGATTGAATGTTGACAAATACTCACTTCATTATTTTGGCGGTAATATTTGTAGTCTCAATCATTTTAGGGCTGCTTCTCCGGATCTTTGTTCAAGTAAGAGGAAGTAATTTTATTGTTAATGTTGTAAATGTTGCTATACTTACGATCTTTATGCCAATAGTAGCTTACAGAGACATTTCGAAACACAAAGCAAAATATATAGCTGAAATCAATAAAGATAATAAATTATCCGAAATTGAAAAGAAAAAACTAAGGAGGATACTCAGTTCCAATAAAAGGATAGCAAGAAGAATCTTGTTGGTTTCAATAATAAAGTGTAAACCACTTCTTGATCTTCATATGCATGTGCTCAATGAATATTACAAAAAACATGGTTGCCACTTGTTGTTCGGTTCTAACATACTTCAAGTTAGTGATAGGGAAGAACATATTTATAAATCAGCAGTATATAGAGATTTAATCCATGTTTAAAAAAAAGGAAGTACTTTTACAAAATAGGTACAGAAAAATGACAGAAAACTGACGGAAAAATGACAGAAAGACGACAGAATGTTTCGTTTCAAACGTGGTACGATGATAGCATAGGATAATAAAACAACGAAAGCCTCTTCTGCCTTTGCGGGTGAAGAGGCTTTTATATTATCGGTCAGTAGCTCCCAGATGTTTTTTTAATGCTTCTTGGAGAATTTGCGAATAGTTTACATTATATTGTTTCGCAAGGTCATCTAACCATTTAGGAATAGTCAATGTCTTTTTAACAGCTTTGTTCTCCATTTCATGGCGAAAAGGTGGCATCCATACTTCGACGAACACAACAACTTGGTGTTTTTCTGTTTGAATTTCCGATACTTTTGAAGGTCGAGGAATTTCTTCATTTTCCTGTTCTAAGCCATACAGATGTAACGCCATCGCCTCTTTCGCCATTTGAAATGCTTCTTCTTCTGTGTCTCCGCAGGTAAAGCAGCCAGGAAGATCAGGGAATTCAACAGATATCCCATCGCTACCGTAATCGAAAATAGCTGGATAAATATAGCGGTCTTTTTTATGCATATATGTTAACCTCCTTTAGGAAGGGCTTAGATCAGCCCCGCCTGTTTAAGTATGCTTTTTATTGTCTTAGTGGGTAAGTTTTTCTTAGGATGAGGGATGGTGACCAATCCGGGTTTACTGGGATGTCTAAACTGATGATGACTGCCAGTTGTTCTGACTATGTACCATCCGTCTTGCTGTATCATTTTAATTAATTCTTTTGAAGAGTAACTCTTCATTTCCCTCCCTCCTTGATATCATTATAATACGTATAATAATACGTATCAACACTTTTTCGTTATTTTTTGCTTTTTTTGTCGTGTAAATGCCACTAATATGTAGAACGACGTTTTCCTCCTTTCATGAGTGCCTAGCTTTTGACTAGGCACTTATTTTATGCATGAGGTGATGAGGATGTATAAATTACGCGATCATTTATCGGATGATGAAATAAAAAAATTAAAGGCGAAGAAGAAAGAAAAATTATCTATGCGTGATGTGATGGAGTTAATGGGCGTCCGACGTGACACATATAAACGAGTGCGTGGGGCGATTAGGAGGAAGTGAGGAGGTAGGCTAGTGATTGATATCCCTTTTTACTGTGTGTTGCTTATCATTTTGGCTGTCGGGCTAGCTATTGATTATTTGGTTTTTCATTTTTTTGACAAAGGGAGTTTGGATTTTGTAACACCTGTCATATGTTTAGTTATTTTTCTTGTCACAATTTTTCTAGTTATCGGATTAGCGTTGGGGAAATATGTGTTTTAAGCAAAAATAGTGTGAATGAGGAGGTAGGTGATGATGTAGATGCGGAAATTGACAGAAAAGCAGAAACGGTTCGCCGATTACTACATCGAACTTGGTAATGCGGAAGAGGCGGCGAGAAAGGCTGGATATAGTGCTAGAGGCAACACAACGAAGCTACTACAGAATACTACAATTAGAGCATACATCCAACAACGCTTGGCTGAAAAAGACAAAGAACGCATCGCCTCGCAGGATGAAATATTAGCGTTTTTAACGAAAGTGCTTCGTGGTGAAGAAACAGAGCAAATACCGATGGCAGGAAAAGACTTTTTTGAATTAGTGGAAAATATGCCGAGCATTAAAGACCGTATTAAAGCAGCTGAACTTCTCGGCAAACGTTTCGCGATGTGGACCGAGCGCCAGCAAATCGATGCGAATTTTGGTGTTCAAATTATCGACGACGTTGGTGGGACAGATGAAGCAGATTAGATTGTCTGAAGTGTTTACGCCGACATTCCAAAAAGTGTGGGCGTTGGTTAAAGAACAGCGCTATTTGCGCTATGTGTTGAAAGGTGGCCGTGCTAGCGCAAAATCAACGCACATCGCGATGATGGTGTTATTGCTGGTGATGCGTTTCCCTGTGACGGCTTTGGTCGTTCGGAGAGTAGGGAACACGCTCGCAGATTCGGTGTTGGAACAGCTGAAAGAAGCGATGGAGATATTGGGAGTGACCGAGTATTTTCAGATTACGGTCAATCCGATGCGAATTACTTATCTACCGAGAGGAAACCGTATTTTGTTTCGCGGCGCGGACGACCCACAAAAAATTAAGTCGATTAAAGCATCGAAATTTCCGCTAGCGATTATGTGGATTGAGGAGCTTGCTGAGTTCAAGACGGAAGAAGAAGTATCTGTTATCGAAAAGTCTGTGTTGCGCGGAGAGCTTCCAGACGGATTGCGATACACGTTTTTTTACAGCTATAACCCACCGAAGCGAAGACAGTCGTGGGTCAACCAAAAGTACGAAACGCAGTTTCTCCCTGAAAATACATTCGTCCATCACTCGACGTATTTAGATAATCCGTTTTTGTCACAAGACTTCATCGAAGAAGCTGAGCATACGAAGCGAACGAATGAAATGAAATATCGCCACGAATATCTTGGCGAACCGATTGGAAGTGGTGTGGTGCCGTTTGAAAACTTGGTGTTTCGAACCATTACAGATGACGAGATGAAGAGTTTTGATAACATTCGACAAGGTATCGACTGGGGGTATGGCGTGGATCCGTTTGCGTTTGTGCGTTGGCACTACGATAAGACACGAAGAATCATTTATGCGATCGATGAAATTTATGGTGTGAAGATATCGAACCGAGAAGCAGCTGAAAAAATCAAAGCAAAAAATTATCATGTAGAGCCGATTATTGCTGACAGCGCTGAGCCGAAGTCGGTGGATGAGATGAAGAAAGAACACGGCATACCACGAATCAAAGGCGCTAAGAAGGGGCCGGGAAGCGTGGAGTATGGGGAGAAATGGCTCGATGATTTAGAGGCAATTGTCATTGATCCGAAGCGTACGCCGAACATTGCACGAGAGTTTGAATCGATTGATTATCAAGTGGACGCAGACGGTAATCCGAAGCCGCGTTTAGAAGAAAAGAACGACCATACGATCGCAGCAACCCGTTACGCGTTTGAAGATGACATGAAACGACCATCCGTATCGATTTTGAAATAAGGGAGGTGATCGCGTGCTGATTGAGGATTTATTCAGAGCGCCCTGGCATGAGCGAGCATTGGCGGAGTTGGCCAAAGGAATGATGACCGATGAACAGCTTTTGGCGGCGATAGTGAAAGACTGGGAAACAAGCGAAAAACGCAAACTCATGGTGCTTGGAGAACGATACTATCGCACGAAAATGGATATCGAGAAGAAAAATCAAGATATCACGTGGCGTTCGAATCAAAAGCTGGCGCATGATTTTGTGAAGAAGCTCGTCAATCAGAAAGTCGGATACTTGCTTTCGAAAGAGCCCACGATTGCTACCGAAAATGCACAGTATCGCAAACTCATAAAAGACATGTTCGATAAACGGTTACTGAAAACAATGAAAAACCTTGGCAAAGAAGCGATCAACAAAGGAATCTCTTTTTTGTATGTGTACATTGACGAAAAAGGCGAGCTGTCGTTTAAAAAAATTCCGAGCGAGCAGATTATTCCGTTTTGGAAGGATAACGATCACGAGGAGATTGTGTCGTTTATTCGTGTGTATGAAGAAGTAGTGTACACGAACACACAAAAGCAAAAACAGAAGAAAGTGGAGTATCACCATCCGAAAGGCATTAAGTATTACGTCCTGCAAGCTGACTCGCTTATTCCAGACGTGTTAGCTGGAGTAGAAACAAACTATCACTTCACAATCAACGAGAAGCCGTATTTGTGGGAGCGTATGCCGTTAATTGCGTTCAAGTACAATGAAGAAGAGCAGCCACTTATCGACTGTATCAAGTCATTGATTGACGATTACAACTTGCAAGCTTCCGTAAATGCAGATTTACTTGCAGACATCCCGAATTTCATTTACAAGCTTGTGAATTATGGCGGCGTTGACTTACAGGAATTTTTAAACGATTTAAACCGATACCGTGCAGTGAAGCTAGATGAAAACGGCAATGTGGATAAACTCCAAGCTGATTTACAGACAGACGCGGTCGAAAAAGAGTTATTGCGTATTCGTAAAGCAATCTATGAATTTGGGCGCGGTGTCGATACGCAGGATGAGAATTTGGGCAATGCCAGTGGCGTGGCGCTGCGATATCGATACTCGGACTTGGACATGGATTGCAACATCCTTGAAACCGAGTTTCAATCGAGCCTAGAACAATTGATTTGGTTTATCGATCAATATTTGCTGATAACAGGAAAAGGTGATTTTACAAATGAGCCAATTTCATTCATCTTCAACCGCGACATTATTATCAATGAGTCTGAGGTCATCGCCAATTGCCAGGCGTCGGTTGGTATTCTCGATGATCAGACGATTCGTGAAAATCATCCGTGGTATACGGAGCTAGTGGAAGAACGATTGAAGAAGCAACAGGAACAAGAGCGAATGTATAACGGTTATCAAGGAGCGTTTCAGCAGCAAATGAAAGATGGGAACGTGAATGAGTAGCCGAGAATATTGGGCGCAACGTGCGGCGCAAAGGGAACAGGAAGCACAGCTGATTGCAGAAAAATATCTGGCGCAGATGCAACAACGACTGAAAGAAGCACAGCGAGATATTTTGCATCAGATCGAAGCGTTTTATGCTCGGTATGCAAACGATAATAAGATTTCGCTTTTTGAAGCAAGGAAGCTCTTAAACTCTCAAGAGCTCGAAGAATTTAAAAAAGTCGATCTTGAACGGTTTCGCGCCATGGCCCTTGAGGGCAATCCGCAGTATGAAAATTTGTTGAATGCGATTAGTTATCGCGTTCGGATCTCTCGTTTGGAAATGCTTCTTGCTCAAATTGAAATGACGATGCTGCGTTTATACGGTGGTAAAAATGGCTTACAAGATTACGTTTACACAGGGCTAGTCGATGTGTACCAAAACTCGTACTATCACTTTATGTACGACTTTGCGATGGCTGGCATACCTGTAAATGTTCAAATACTCGATGATGGTACGATGCGTGAAGTGATGTCGTACAACTGGAGTGGGAAAGAATTTTCCGAGCGAATTTGGGGCCATGAGCAAGAAACGATGCGACAAATCCGAAAGTCACTCGAACAGAGCTTTATTATCGGCCGTTCGATTGACAAAACAGCAAAAGAAATTGTAAAAGTAACGGATGTGGCATACTCGCGTGCTGAAGCGCTAGTGCGAACAGAAGCAAGCTTCTTTCATAACTTGGCGGCGCACAACAGCTATCGTGACTCAGGAATGGAGAAATACGAAATTTTGGCCACGCTCGATATGCGAACGTCGGAGATTTGTAGATATCAAGATGGGAAGGTTTATAACGTAAAAGATTACAAGCCTGGCACGAACGCACCACCGTTTCATGTGCGCTGCCGAACGACGACAATTCCGTATTTCGATGAATCGGAGTATACGAACGGTGAGAAACGCCAGTCGATGAATGGGTTGGTGGATTCCATGACATATGAGGAATGGTCTAGTAAGTTCATACCAAAATAAATAATTCCCTCGTCTTTTTAGCATTTGTAGACGTTAAAGAACAAAGCGGTTCGTGGCCGTAACCACGTAAAAAAACGTAACCAGGAGGGAGTAAACATGAAACGTGAATTTCTCGAAAGCTTAGGACTGGAGAAAGAAACGATTGATAAAATTATGGCCGAGCACGGGAAGTCGGTGGAAGCACAAAAAGCGAAAGTAGACGACCTGAAAGCTAGCCTGGAAGACGTCAAAAAACAACTAGAGCAACGCGACAATGATTTAAAACAATTGAAAAAGCAAGCCGAAGGAAATGAAGAGCTGCAAACGAAGCTTGCGGAATTAGAAAAGCAATATAAAGACGAGAAGGCGGCATATGAGGCGAAAATCAAGGAAACGCAACTCAACAGCGCGATTAAACTAGCAATCAACGGAAAAGTGCATGACACCGACTTGGTTGCGTCGCTTCTTGATAAAAATACAATCGAACTCGATGAACACGGCAATATCACAAAAGGACTGGAAGAGCAGTTAAAGGCGTTGCAAGAAACCAAGTCCTTTTTATTTGTGCCTGAAAACAGCAATCAACTAAAAATCACAGGTATCAAACCAGCTGAAGGCAGTCCGACTGGTGGCGATCCAGACGATCCGTTCTTAGCTGGATTTAATTCAATTTAATGTAGGAGGTAATGAACTATGCCAATTAACTATGCGGAGAAGTATGCACCATATGTAGATGAACGTTTTAAAAAGCAAGCTCTTTCGAATGGGGCAGTAAACCAAGACTTGGATTGGGTCGGAGTTGAAACGGTGAAAGTATTCTCGATTCCAACCGTTCCAATGCGTGATTACTCTTTAACAGGAATGAATCGATATGGCGTTCCTGAAGAGTTGCAAAACAGCGTACAAGAAATGAAAGTAAAGCGCGACCGCGCATTTACGTTCACGATCGATAATAAATCGAAACAAGATACAATGGGTGTCATGGAAGCAGGGAAGGCGCTCGCACGTCAAATTGACGAGGTAGTTGTCCCAGAAGTGGACATCTATCGTTTTGCGGTCATTTGCGCGAATGCTGGGACGACAGCGACAGCGCCAATTACAAAAGACAACGCCTATGAGGCGTTTTTAGATGCAACAACAACACTCACAGACTTAAAAGTGCCTCTTGTCGGGCGCGTGGCGTACATTGGAGCGAATTTTTACAAGCAAATTCGTTTGGATCCATCTTTTATCAAAGCATCTGATATTGCACAAGATGCATTAATGAAAGGGCAAGTCGGTCAAATTGATGGGATTCCGTTAATCACCGTTCCATCTTCGTATTTACCAGCGAATGTCGAATTTTTCATTACACATCCGATGGCAACAGTGGCGCCGATTAAATTGACTGACTACGTGACGCATGAAAACCCACCAGGCATTAACGGTACGCTTGTAGAAGGTCGTATTCGTTACGATGCGTTCGTATTCGAGAACAAAAAGAACGCCATTTACGTGCACAAAAATGCGTAAGGGGTGATGGGGCATGAAGAAATTTAAAAAAGGCGATGAAGTGTTAATCGCAACAAACGACGTACAAGAAGATGCCTTTAAAAATGCTGGATACGACGAAGTGACAGAAGAAGAAGCGAAAAAAGGAACGAAGAAAGCAACAGAAAAGGCAGCTGAATGACAATGGCGGTGCTTGATATTGTCAAAACTAAGCTGGACAATCCACCATCAGATGATCGCTTGGTTGTATACATTGATGAAGTAGGCCAAGCGATCAAAATGTTTTGTAATCGCGATGACATACCGGACGAACTGCGGTATGTCCATGCGAACATGGTGGTTGATCTCATTGGTCTGAAGCAAAAAAATGCCCCCAATGCTGAACCAGCTGTTCAATCCATCAAAGAAGGGGACGTGCAAGTCACGTTTACGGCTCATGAAAAGAGCCAAGGCGAAACAGAAGTAGATACCATTGTTCATTCATACAAGCATGCGTTATATAAATTTCGCAAAATGAGGTGGTAGCATGTGGGCACAGGACATCTTTCTCAAAGCCAAGCCTGCGGTCGAACGGCTGTATGATCGGACAGCTACCATCCAGCGATATGAGGCGTATCAGAAGCCAAACGGCGCCGATGGAATGCAATGGGTGACAAAGCATGAAAACGTGCCTTGTCGCCTTTCTACTGTCGGCATGCAGACGTTAAATAACGCATCGCAAGGTGACGTAAACACCATTCAGTATGATGTCAAAGTCTTGTTATCTAGCGACGTTGACGTACGCGCTGGCGATGTTTTTTTGATTGATAGCGTCAAATATGAATCGGCGAAAGAACCGTTTGTGTATGTCACCCACCAAGAAGTATTGCTTATTCGAAAGGGTTATGCATAATGGGCTATGAGTTTAGTGAAGTCCGATTGTTGAAACAGCAATTAGTAGAGTTGAATAAAATCGCTCATCAAGTGCAAATGAAGGTAGCCCAACGTATTGCGCAGTTGGCCATTCGGAAAGTGAAGAAGTTAACCCCAGTTGATACAGGGAACTTACGAAACAACTGGAAGTATTATGTGATGAGCAAGGGCGATACGATATATATTCACATTTACAATCAAGCTGAGTATGCGTCGTTTGTGGAAAATGGACATCGTATTGTGGTGGCTGGACAGACCGTCGGCTGGGTAGAAGGCCGGTTCATGTTGAAATTGACGATGAACGACATGCAAAAAATCGCTCCAAACATGTGGCAACGGGAGATGGAAAAGGAGATGAGGCGGATCTTTGGAGATTAAAACGCTCATCATTCAGCAAATCAAAGAGGTTTTCGGAAATGTCAAAGTATACGACGAAAAAGTCAAGCAGGGGCTTCAAACTCCTGCTTTTCTTGTACGTATGATTCAGTCTGAACAAGAGAGAAAGTTGAAAGGACAAGTGTGGCGGACGTATTCATGGAATGTTGTGTATTTTCCGCAATCAACAGAAGTGGATGGCGAATGCGACAACGTGTTTGAAACGTTTCAAACAGAATTTCAGTATATCGCCAACAAATATCATGTGTATCGATTAGAAGGAGTAAAGCAAGATGATGTGCTTATCATCACATTCGATGTGTCGGCACGACTACAAGAGGTGACGACCGAAACGAAGATGCAGATGTTAGGAGGTGTTTGGATTGGCCAAACAAATTGAAAAACAAATGCGGTATGGAAAATCGGCTTTCATTCGTGCACCAGAATACGCAAAAGACCGCCTATTGCTCGAAGTATTGCTGGATGATACAAAAACGTACACGAAAGAAGAAGTGGATTCATTGTTAAATGAATGGAAAGCGAAGGAGGTTCAATAATGGCAGGTGGGACATGGAAGACGCAAAACAAAGTTCGCCCTGGCGCGTATATCAATTTTGAAACGAACAGTTTAAACACGACGGTGCCTGACTCCAATGCAATCGTGGTGATTCCAGTTAAGTTAGACTGGGGAGAGACAAGAAAATTTGTGAAAGTTTCGCCGAACACGAAGTTTAAAGAAGTATTTGGCAAAGATTTAAGCGCAATCGTTCCGATCCGTGAAGCGTTTAAGGCGACAAGTCAAGTCGTTGTCTATAACTTAAACAGCGAAGGAACAAAAGCAACAGCAACGGGTGGTGGATTAACAGCGACAGCGAAATATGCGGGCGTGGACGGAAATAAAATTTCGGTTGTCGTTACAGCAAATTTAGACGGAACCGCGACAGTGAAGACATATTTTGACGGGGCGGTTGTCGATACGCAAACGGTAGCTGCCATTGCTGATTTACAGCCAAACGCTTTTGTGACGTTCAGTGGTCAATTGCCGACATCGGATGTGACACTAACGCTTGCTGGAGGAACAACAGGAACGGCAACAAACGATGCGTATGCTGAATTTGCGGCAGGATTGGATACGCAAGAATTTAAGGTTGTTGCAGTTGGTACGGACGATTCAACAGTGAAAGCATTGCTGGCGCTCAAAGTAAAAGAATGGCGTGCTAATTATGGTAAAAACGTAACATTAGTGACGAACAATTACAATACTGCGGATCATGAAGGTGTAGTATCTGTTTTAAATGGTGTCACGCTTGAAGGAGGCGAGAAATTAACGGATAAAGACGCACTGTATTGGTATGCCGCAGCATATGCAAGTGCTGGCACAAGTTCATTGACCTATGCCGAGTATCCGGGCGCGATTGATTGCGAGCGGAAAACGCATGAAGAAATTGAACAAGCGTTAAAAGATGGCCACATCATCTATACGTTCAATCGTGATGCTGTTGTTGTGGAGCAAGATATTAACACGTTCCGTTCGTTCACACCAAAAAAAAACCAAGACTTTCGTAAAAACAAAATTATTCGTGAAATGGATATTGTTTCGAACAATACGCAGTATACCTATTCCAAATATTTTATTGGAAAAGTGAACAACAACGAGGACGGACGAAACTTGTTCAAAAAAGAAGTGATGAAAACCGTGTTAGATCCTCTCGTGCGAGTCGGCGCTTTAGAGCCCTACAATCCGGATGAAATTGTCGTTCAGCAAGGCGATGAGAAAGATGCGGTACTTGTGAACATGGGTCTGAAATTTGTTGACGCCATGGAAAAACTCTACATGACAGTGGCGTGCAAGTAATAAACGGAGGTGATCAATATGCCAAGTGTGATGGAATCTAAAGACGCGATTTCTTCAAAAGAAGGAACGCTATACATTACGATTGACGGAAATTCTTATGAATTTGCGGAAATTATTAAATTCGATGCGACGATTGAATATATCAAAGCTGACGTGAAACGCGTAGGCGCTCGTATGAACGGAAGTAAAATTGTCGGGGCGAACGGAAAAGGAAACATGACATATTACTATCATCGCCCAGAAATTCGTGCCATGGCATTAGAATACTTGCGGACAGGGAAAGCGCCGATTTTCGATGCAATGCTCGTTAATGCCGATATTACGAGCGCAGCTGGCAAGCAGACGGCGATTATCAAAAATATCGTACCAGACAGCACGCTTGTTGCTAAACTAGATGGCGATTCCGACGATGTGTTAAAAGATGAAGTGTCGTTTACGTTCGATGATTTTGATTTGCTAGACCAATTCAAAACGATTAGTTAAGGAGGAGCCATATGAGTAAGTTTAAGGCGTTTTTAAAGGGGAATGTGAAACAATACGAAAATGTGGAATTGAAATTGGAGCGTTTTGACGAACCACTTGTATTGCGTCCGTTGACCGCAGGTGAAGCTGATGCAATCAACGAACGTTGTTTCAAGTTCCGTCCAGGAAAAGGCGGCAAAATGGAACGTGTTTTCGATGTCGTGAGATACAACCGAGAAATTTGTGTGGCATCGATTGTGTACCCTGACTTGAATGATCGTGAGTTGCAAGAGTCTTACGGTGTGTTAGGCGCGGACAAGCTGTTTGCCGAAATGTTCCTTTTGGGCGAAGCCAACCAAATTCTTGAGAAGGTCACAGAAATTTCAGGACTCGATAAGACGATGGATGAAGAGGTAGAAGAGGCAAAAAACTAATTGAAGAAGGTGGAGAGGCATTTTACGCGCATATCGCTCTCCACCGTTTTCATTGGCGACCTCGTGAATTTTTGGAAATGGAACGAAGAGAAAAGGCGTTTGTTATCGCGAGCATTCAGATCGAACTGAAGAAAGAGAAAGAAGAACATGACCGTATAAAAAGTAAGATGAGGGGGTGAGCGAATGGCTGGGGTTCAAACAACGTTGGCGTTAAATGACAAATTGACAGGACCACTCATGAAAATGATTCGTGCGATGGATACGACCATTCGCGTCATGGAAAAGATGGATTCGACCGCAACTCGATTAGATACCAAAGGATTAGCGAAAGCGCGAAAAGCGATTACGAACGCATCGGCCGATTTGGAACGATTAATGTTGGCTTCTAAACAGGCGGATAGCTCTTTAACGCCACTCGGCTCCAAATTTGCCAACTTACCTCCGCCAGTCAATCGGGCGACGAGTGCGGTGAAAGAGTTTTTCGGCGCATTTTTATTATCCACAGCAGCTTTTGCTGCGTTGCAAGGAATTCAAACAGGAATACAGTCATTTGTTCAAGCCTCGGACACTTATGTTTCGACATCTGCACGTTTAGCTAATATCAATGACGGTTTACAAACACAGACGCAATTGCAAGAAAAGATTTACCAGGCTGCCCAGCGTAGTCGAAGTGGTTATACGGATATGGCGAACTCGGTCGCAAAATTAGGATTGCTGGCGGAAGATGCTTTCAAAAATAATGATGAAATGATTCGGTTTTCTGAGTTGATGGGTAAAGCGTTCACCGTATCAGGTGCGTCCACTTTTGAACGGCAAGCCGGTATGTATCAGCTCACTCAAGCGATGGCGGCAGGAAAATTGCAAGGTGATGAATTCCGTTCCATTATGGAAAATGCGCCGATGCTTGCACAGGCAATCGCTGATTTTACAGGGAAAACAAAAGGTGAACTAAAAGAAATGTCGGCAGAAGGAACGATTACAGCTGACATTATTAAAGCTGCTCTGTTCAAAGCAGCAGACGACATCGAAAAGAAATTCAAAAACATGCCGTTAACATTCGGTGACGCGATGACTATGTTTAAAAACTGGTCACTTCGCGCGTTTGAACCGTTGTTGATTCGATTTAACCAGTTTGTCAACTCCGATGCGTTCGCCACAATGGCGGAACATGCGATGTTTTTTGTCAAAGTTTTTATTGCAGGAATGGATCTCGCCTTTGACACGTTGGAGTTTTTCTATCGAATGGTCGGAGCTGTAGGACGTTTTTTCGAGGAAAATTGGTCATGGATTGCGCCAATTTTAACTGTAATTAGCTCTGTTTTAGCTGGGATTGGCGCGATTTTGCTTGGTGTTGCGGCGAAATGGTTGGTAGTGCAAACAGCTACCCTTATGGCGGCGGCTGCAAAATGGGTATATGATGCGGCTATGCTTAGTTCCCCAGCCACGTGGGTGTTGTTGGGTATTATTGCGCTGCTTGCTTTGGTCATTTATGCGACGGTAAATTGGGCAGACCAAACGGCTACAGTAGTTGGGGTTATCACGGGTTTATTCGCAAGTTTAGGAGCGTTCATTTGGAATATTGTCACAAATATTTGGAATGCGTTTGCGATGGTTGCTGAATTTATTATGAACGTCTTTTTCAACCCCGTCTATGCGGTGAAAAAGCTATTTTACGACATGACAAAAATGGTCGTAGACAATATGGCTGCTCTTGCTGGTTCATTTGAGACAGCTGCAAACTTTTTAGCAAAAGTATTTGTTAAAGGAGCAAATATCGCCATTGGCGCGGTTAATGGTTTAATCAAAGCCCTAAACATGATACCGGGTGTGAACATTAACACGATTGAGAAGTTAAGCGCTGGTTCGGTAGGTAGTATATCCAATGGGCTTAAAAACTTTGCAGCAAACCTTAAACCACCAACAAGTAGCGAATTTATGGTCAATATTCCGAGAATGAAAATGTTGAATATTCCACAAGCGTTCGCGGCGGGGAATGCAGCAGGGATGAAATTTAGCAAGAACATGTCGGAGAAGCTTTCTGGAATAATGGAAAAAGCAAAAGCGTTAGTTCCTAATGGCAAAACAGAAAATCCATTCAAACAATCTTTAGGAAGCCAACTAGCAAATAGCCCAGGAATGAAAAATCCTCTAGCAAGTGGAAAAGACGACAAAAATCCGACGGGTGGTAAGTTGGATAAGGTCGGGAAAATTGATGATGAAATCAACATCGCTGAAGAAGATTTGCAAGTATTTAGAGAACTAGCAACGATTAAGTCGATTCAGAATTTCATCACATTAACGCCGACTGTACAAGTCAAGACGGGCGATATTCGAAATAACGTCGATGTTGACCAGCTCGTTCGTCGTTTCGAAGAAAGCATGATAAATGAAATCGCACGTTCAGCAGAAGGGGTGTATGCGTGATGGAACGTGCTATTTATTTTCATGTAAACGATAATGAAATGTTTCGTCTGCCGATTAACCCTGAAAAAGTGAGTGTGAGAACAGAAGGGGACGGGGAGGAGTTTACGATCGCAAAACTTGGGCGTGTAAACGTACCGAAAGATAAAAAGTTGTCAGGCTTCTCCCTCGAATCCTTTTTTCCTGCACAACCTACTCATTATTCGGTAACGGTGTTTAAGGAACCGAAATACTACATTGACTTGCTGGAAAAATGGATGACCGGTAAACAGCCAGTCCGATATATCTATGTCAACGGCTCGTTTACAATCAATGAACTAGTGACGATTGAGCGCTTTGAATATGACGAATCGTTTGGTAGTGAGGACGTTAATTTTTCGCTTGAGTTGAAAATGTATGTGCCGTTTGGTCCGAAAAAGATGCAGGTAGTCAAAAAACAAGCGGCATCTTCTGTTCAAGTCTTGAAGAAAAACGCACCAACTCGCCCGAATACAAAGCCAAAACCGACGACGTACACGTTAAAAGCGGGCGATAATCTTTGGAAAGTAGCCAAACTTTATACAGGTAACGGCAATCGATATCCTGAGTTACAGAGGTTAAATGGAATTAAAGACAGTCAGTTGCGGAAGTTACCAATCGGTTTGGTATTAAAAATTCCTACAGATTGGGTGAAATGATGGAAGTGTTGATCGATAATCGAGACGGTACAATATGGGAGATGCCTGTTTCGAGTGTACAATGGAAAACAAGTCGAATCGGAAAGGCTGGGACGTTGGACGCAAAGTTAATTCTTGAACAACCAACAAAATTCCCTATCAATAGTGGAGCGATTATCCGTGTAACTGATGGGCAACACAAAATTTTTTACGGATATGTGTTTGAAACAGGATTTAATACGAGTAGTGAATTTCACATAAAGGCATATGACCAATTGCGATATCTCATGTACAATGACACGTTTGTGTTTTCTGCTACTACTGCCACGGCCGGTATAAAGAAAATTGCTACGGATGCAGGTTTGAAAACCGGAACGTTTGAAGAAACAGGGTACAAAGTTCCAGCAATGGTCGAAGACAACAAAAAAGCACTTGACGTGGTAGCGAAATTCTTAGATTCAACATTGATAGCGACGAACAGAAACTATGTGCTGTTCGATAACTTCGGAAAATTAGAATTGCGAAATATCAATAACATGGCTATTCGAGCAGACGACTTCTACATTGGGGAAGAGAGTCTGCTTTTTGATTTTGATTACAAAAAATCAATTGACGAAGAAACATATAATCGCGTCAAAATCGTACAAGACAACAAAAAAACAGGGAAACGTGAAGTCTATATTGCCCAAGACAGCGCGAACATTGCGAAATGGGGACGATTACAAGAGTTTCGCAAAGTTGATGAAAAGATGACGGCCGCGCAAATTAAAGACTTGTTGGACAAGTTAATTAAGTTGCGTAACCGTGAAACGAAATCATTGAAACTCAACTGTCTTGGACATTGGAAAGTGCGCGCAGGTTGTTTTGTTTTTGTATTCATTGAAAAAATCGGTGTTAGACAATATTTTCTCGTCGATGAGTGCACGCACAACTGGGAAGGCGGCGTGCATACGATGACGTTAGACCTGAAGGTGATCTAATTATGAATTTAATAGACTTGATTAAGAGTGTTGCAGTAAAAGCTGTAGAAGCAACAAATCCCGTCCATGTTTTGTTTGGTACAGTCGTGTCAGAAAAACCTCTTGAAGTGCAAATACATCAGAAATTGAAGCTCACGGAGGAATTTTTAATTATTACAGAGCGTGTCACTCGATATGAAGTAAACTTAGAACATAATCACGGCGGAGGAACAAAAGCATTAAGCGGAATGTTAACAGATACGCCGATTCGAACTGGATTGAAAAAAGGCGATAAAGTTGTCCTATTAAGAGTACAAGGTGGTCAACAATTTGTTGTTTTAGACAAGGTGGTGAAATGATGGTACTCCCTTCTGAAAACATCGCAATCGAAGAAGCAGAAGTGATGGAACCATCGGCGATTCCGTCAAAAACGTATCGCCTTGATTTTGAAAATGGCCAATGCGGTGGAATGATTGATGGAGTAGAGGCGATTAAGCAGTCCATTTTTAAAATGCTGAGCACAGAGCGCTTTAAATATTTGATTTATAGCGACAATTACGGCTTTGAAAACTTGATCGGAAAAGAACGACTATTCGTTCAAGCAGAATTGCCGCGGAGAATCAAAGAAGCTGTATTGCAGGATGAGCGAGTGACAGATGTAGATGTGACGGTGCAATTTTCTGGCGACTCAGCTGTCGCAAAAATCGTGTGTTACACCGTTTACGGAAAAGTGGAACTAACGAAAGAGGTGAACGGTGTTGTTTGAAAATCAAACGTTTGAAACGATTTTAAGGCGTATGCTTGACCGCATACCAGACGATATGGACAAAAGAGAAGGGTCAATCATTTATGATGCTTTAGCACCGGTGGCAATAGAGTTTGCACAAGCATACATGGAATTAGACACAATTTTGCGACTTACTTTTAGTGAAACATCGAGCGGCGAATATCTAGAACGAATTGCAACCAACTTTGGTGTATATAGAAAAAAAGCAACAAAATCTGTTCGAAAAGGCGTGTTTACAGACGAAAATAATTTGCCGTTTAATGTTCCGATTGGCAGTCAGTTTAGATTCAATAATACAACTTACGTGGTTATTGAGAAAATTTCTGATGGTCAATTTCGCATACAAGCAGAGACTCCGGGAAGCGAAACAAATAAGGAATTTGGGAATTTACTTCCGGTTGAGCCGATTGAAGGTCTTGGGACGGCAGTGTTAGCAGATGTTCTAATCCCTGGCGAAGATGAAGAAAATGATGATTCGTTAAGGCAACGTTATTTCGAACGAATCTCCATGCCATCATCAAGTGGCAATGATGCTGATTATATCCGTTGGGCCAAGGAAGTGAATGGTATTGGTTACGTTCGTGTATTTCGACGCTGGAATGGACCGGGAACGGTTCGTGTAGTTGTTATTACGGACAAAAAGAAGTCACCAAGTCCACAGATGATTGAAAAAGCGAGAGAAAATATTGAGGCTAAACGACCGGTATTAGCGGATATTACAGTCGATGGGGCAAGAGAAATTAGCATCGACATCGATGTAAAAGTAACGTTGAACGGGAATGGTGACGCAGAAACAGCCTTACAACAAATCAAAAACTCCATTAACGACTATTTACTAAACGTGGCCTTTTTCGAACAGATTGTTCGCTACGCCAAAGTCGGTGAGGCCATTTTAAATGCTGAGTATGTTTTGGACTACGAAAATCTAAAAATAAACGGTGGTACTGGAAACATTCAGATTAATGGCGACGAAATTGCTGTTCTTGGCCGAGTGACATTATTGTAGGAGGGGTTTTTATGAGTGCTATTTCAAACTATTTAGAAAACGCGTTAATCAATGCGGTTTTGCGAAACACACCATACACATCGCCATCAGCTGTGTATTTGGCGCTATATACTAGCGATCCGACAGACGCCAACACAGGCACAGAGGTCACTGGCGGATCGTATCAACGTCAGCAAATCACATTCAGCGCTCCAAGCGATGGAATGGTATCGAACAGCAATGAAATCCTGTTCCCGGTCGCGACGGCCAACTGGGGGACAGTGACGCATATCGGCATTTTAGATGCCGCAACCGGAGGCAATTTGCTTTTTTATGGAGCCGTCACAACACCAAAAACGATCAGCACGAACGACCAGCTTAAAATTAATGCCGGCGACATCTCGATCACACTCGCCTAGTAGGAGTGTGAGACATGTCTTTATACAACATTCAGTCAAACGTAACGGGAAGAGGGACGATCCAAGCTAAAGTTATAACCGTAAAACGGACTGGAACGAGCATTCTAGGAGTCGGTAATGTGACTACTAGGTCGTTCTCTAGAATTTTTCAGACAAAGGCAAACATAACTTCAAGTGGAACTGTCACAACACGAGAATTTATCAAACGATCGCTTATCCGTCTCTCCGCACAGGGGATCGGACGAGTCATTATCAATGCGGAAACGTGGAAATTTAAAGGAATTAAGGCTCAAATGCGAGGAGAATCGGAGCTAGAGTTTTACTATTGCGATCGGGACATATATAAAGACCTTGCATCATATGTGCCCACGTATTATGAAGGAATCAAACAAATGAAAGCTCTTCGACAGGCACTAGCTCCTGAATTCACTAGACTTCAAGCGATTATTCAGGATATTTTTCGTCAATTTGTTGTCAATGAGGCAACATGGGGTCTGGATTATTGGGATCGACGCTCGAGCGATGAACTGATCGAAAAACGACGTAAACGGATAATGGATATACTCGCGAGTAAAACGTTTCGCAATGAGCGGATTAGGGAGTTAGTGGGATATGAATGTGAAATAGCAGAAAGATTCAATGATTTTATAGTGGATATTATAATCACTGAAATTCGCGGGAAACCAAGGGATATTGAAAGAATCATTGAAAAATTAGATATGTATTTTCCATCACATACTGATTTCGAGTTAAATTTCAGCTATACACCGTGGAAAGAATATGAAGATGCATATTTCTACTGGGGAGAACTCGACGAAAAATACACTTGGGGAGAAATAGAGATAGCATGGCCAGCTCCCCCAGTTTATACATGGAGTGACGTTGATGCAATGACGTTTTTACAAATCGAATCATATCCATTCATTTTGATAGATTCGAATATAAAACGCAATAAGCCAGAAATTCAATAAAGCAGTATTTGGTTTTCTTGAATTTGAGAAAGGGGAGTAACAAAATGGCGAGTTACAAAACACCGAACATTGGTCTAAACAAATGGGCGGAAACGGACTATTTCAAACGTATCGAAGTCAATGAAAATTTTGATAAAATTGATGATCAGTTCAGTAAGGTTAACGATAAAATTGGAATTTTATCAAATAGAATAGACAGAAACGAAAAGTTTTTTATACCTAGACATTCTTATATTTACAATGCATTAAAATCAGGAACTATTATTAAAGGCGTAGTAATAGGAGATAGCAACGGGGCTGGCGCAGGTGCTTCCTCATACGCTGAAAACTGGATATGGAAGTTAACTAAAAAAATCAGAACATTTGCGAACATCGGTACAAATAACGATTTTGCGATAAGAACCTATGCGGTGGGTTCGCAAAATATTAGACAATCTATTCCTTTCGTAGCCTATACCATGAATGGTAAAAGAACATACAGAATGAAAATGAAAGAAAAATATCCTTATTTAATTATCATGACAGGATTAAATGATTCATCAGGCAATCCAGTTCCGTTAGATGAATTTGAATGGTTATACCGTTTAACCGTTAGAACAGCAATTGAAAAAGGGATTGATGTTTTTTGTTGTACTGAAACATGCGGTGTCGATATGACTACAGGTTTGATGAAAGAAAGTGCTGAATCGTTATACGCTCCTTATCGAGATGTGATTATTCAAATCGCGGAACAGGAAGGGGCTTCTTTAGTAGATATTAACCTTAAATTCAGAAGATTATACGAGCAAGGTATCGACATCAGACAATATTTTGCGGATGGTACACACTTGAATGACAGTGGACAAGAAATCGTCGCAGACTTAATTTATCAATGTATTACAACCACTTCGATTGGTGGTGCTAGAAAAATAAATCCAAACGAACAGCAAAAATATAAATACGTACCAACTGTATTATTGGATTACGACTATTCGTCAAATGCTTCATATGTTACAGACATCACCTTATCGAACGGTGGATTGCGTGATATTAATGATAAAGCAAACTTTATAAAGATAAGCAGCGGCGGATATGTTGATTTCAACTTACCGTCATTTCCGTGGTATGCTATTTTAGTTACAGTAGTAATGAAAGCAAGTACAGGAATTTTAACCGTGCAATCAAGAATTGGTCTAAACTTGAATGGAGGGGGAAACGTAGTAATCCCTAACCATTTAAATGTGAACGCCGAAACAACTTTAATCTTTTATGCCGGAAGTCAATCGTCAGAAATTCGAAACGGAATACGTTTATTAGCAAATAATGGTGATGTATATATTAGTGGCATCACTGTTTTATCTCACACCTTGATTTGTGAACACACACCTAAACCTGTTCCAACATCTCTCACAGGGACTTGGACGAATTACAACTACAGCCCTACTTATCAACAAATATTATCATCCAAAAATGTTGGGGATAAATTAACGTTTAGATGGTACGGTACAGCAATAGAATTTGGTATGATATTTTCCCCGCAATCAGGACAAGTAAAAATCACAACAGATGGAGATAGTATCACACGCGATTTGTATAGTACAGGTATATTAGAAGTGTACAATAGTAACCAAAAAACATATCCTTTAGGTTGGCACACAACAGAAATAGAAGTTTTAACAAAAAATGCAGCATCATCCGATAACTATGTAGGTGTTACAAATGTAAAAATTTATTCATGTAAAAACAATGACAACACAATCGTTGCTAGAGCTAATAACGGTGTGAAAATATATGCAGACATCATAGACCCTAAATTTGTAGCAGGAACGTTGGATTATACAATAGTGGATAACGTTATTACAGTTACAAACGATTCTGTATTAGAAGTAAAACCTAAATAAACACTTTAATCGCGGAGAATATTTCACTATAAAATGACGCTTTCACCGAAAAATAAATAAAGCGGTGATGATGATTTAAAAGAATTATTTGTCAAAGTGACAAAGTCAGGTGAAAAACAAGTTGTTAGCAAGTCTTCATTTGATTACTGGTGCGTGAAAATGAGCCGACTTCTTAGTGAGCGTGAAAATAAACAAATTCATATCAATCCACATTGTTTTCGACATAGCCGATTAGAAAATCTAAATAGACAAGGCGTCCCGATTGAAAAGTTAAAATCTCTTGCTAATCATTCTGATATTTCAACCACAGCTTCTTATCTAGCAGACCGTAGCGAAGACGACATAGCGGATATATTCGGTATGGATCCAGCGTTCTTCAAAACATCCGTTGTGAGGGAGGTGATTAGTTACTATTAGGAACGTCTACTTAAATAATGTTAATGCAGACAGTGAGGTAGTTCACTGTCTTTTTGTATTCTTTCCGGAAAGGTTGTGAGTGGATGGAACAACGCATTCAAAAATTGGAGGCAGACATGGTGGATGTAAAAACACGCTTAGCAGTCGCAGAGTCAAACATCAAAGATATGCGTGAAGATATTTCGGCCATCAAAAACAACACAACTTGGATTTTACGTTTAATTGTTGGTGGTATTGTAGGAGCTTTATTAACTTTCATGTTTCGAGGAGGAATGCAATAATGGAAGCTATTCTTTCAGTTGAATTTACCGCGTATGTAGCGCTGGCAGTTTTACTTTATGCAATTCGTGAAGCAACAAACATTCCTAATCGCTATATCCCGATTGTTGCAGTTGTACTCGGCGTTGTTTTCTCTGTTTTCGAGAACAACACTTTTTCTTTTGAGGTTTTAATTGCAGGCATCAAATATGCACTTTACGGAATCGGTTCTGTAGCAGCCATCAAATATGCATTTGAAAAAGGAGAGGAACGTAAATGA